GTAGTTGTTTGTTGCTATACCGTCATGGGGAATAGCAACAAACAACTACACGTTCACATCACCTTCAATTTTATTAAACGTTGGTGATACTGTTACATTTAGAATTGGGGGATCGATATTTACGTATAGTACAACAGCAACCGTAAGTTTTTATGTAGCATCTGGTTTAACCGTAAAGAACACACGCAACAATCCTGCGGTGGTTGAAAACAGCACTGTGAACATGAATGCAGCGTTACCTGTTGACGTTCGACAAGCGGATTTTTTAAAGTGGTTAATCTTGCGTTACAATTTAATGGTTGAGCCTGACAAGACCAACGACAAAAAGATTTACGTTGAAACGGCTAACGACTTCTACGGAAGTGGAACGCCTGTTGATTGGACTACAAAAGTTGACGTGTCAAAGCCTGTCACCATTACACCGATGGGATTATTGGATGCTATCCGGTACGTTGTCAAAGATGCTGACGATAACGACTACCGTAATAAGTTTTATAAAGACAAGTGGGGTAAGACATACGGGCAAAAAGAGTTGGACGTAACAAACGACTTCATCAAGAACACGAAAGTTATTGAGACGGGATTCGCACCTGCAGTGCTTGTTGGTAGCACCGCTCATGATCGCATCATTCCGCACATTTATCAGTCAGATAGCAATGGAGTGCGTACACCGATGAAGTCAAAGATGCGCATCGTGTATTGGTCAGGTACTTTTAACACTTCGTCTGCATGGACTTATCAAACGGTATCGGGTAACTTTACAGAAACAACTTACCCGTATGCCGGACACGTCGACAATCCGTATACGCCTACATTAGACGTTAACGTATTTTTCCCTCGTGAGATTTATTACACTAATCCACAAGGCGCAACCCAATACACCGATAACAACGTTTATAATGCGTATCACAAATTGTACATGGACGAAATAACCAACGCTAATAGTAAGTTAGTTACTTTGTACGCTTGGTTACGTCCTATTGACATTTTGCAGTTATCATTCAAGAACATTGTACACATCGACGGGCATAATTACCGATTACACAAAGTGGTCGATTTCGACCCCTTACAGGAAAAGTCCACAAAGATCGAATTACTCAAGTTGATAACAGGCATACCATTTACACCTGAGACAAAATCAATAGACTTTACATACGGTGGTCAGTTGGGTGGTTTACCTGCACCTTCATTCAATTGGAATGGCGATGTAGGTGGCACGGCTGTTGTGTCAAATGCTACAAATACGGGACGCGGTAATTACGTTGCAGAAGATAGCACCGGAACAACCGTAGGTGGTGAAGGCAATAGAGTTGGAGCAGGAACGTCGAACATTACGATATTAGGTAGTGATAACGTAACGGTTGCGTCAGGATTGACAAATGTAACGGTGATTAATTCGGATAACTTAAACATTACCGAATCTGATGTTATTTACATTGACGGAGTAAAGCAACAAGCACCGACAACAACTACATTAACTGGAGATACGACAATAACAGAGGCAGGTTATTATTTAGCCAATGGAACGTTCACCATTACGTTATCACCGTCCGACTATCCAGCAGGAACAAGAATTGATATTAAGGACATCACATCGGGAGCGCATACGATCACGATAAGCGGTGGCGGTGTTAACATAGACGGATCGGCAACGTATAGCATGACGGTTCAATACGAAAGCGTTACCATATTTTATAACGGCACACAATTTTACATCATATGAGTTATAGACCAAACACGGGTGGCGGTAGTGGTGATATGCTTAAATCCGTTTACGATACAAACGATGACGGAGTGGTTAACGTTGCAGCATCAGCTAACGCGGTGGCATGGGAAAATGTCAGCCGTAAACCTGAATTTTTTACACCAAACGTACACACACACGGCATTGAGGATGTAACGGATTTACAGACAGCCTTAGACGGTAAATTGTCAAGCGCATTTAATGCGATACTGACATTACCATCAGATGTAGCAACGGCAGCAAACACAACACCCGTTACGCTGACCGATCTTGTATTTGACTTTGAAGCGGAAACAACTTATCTTATCAAAGCAATAGGGCGCGTGAAACCTGCGGCTGCAACAACTGGGTGTGGGTTTCAATTTGACGTTAGCGCGTCAGTAACATCAATTGATGTATCATTCTATCATCAGTTAGCGAATACAGGAACACTTAGCGGTGGTCATAGTATAGCGGATAACGCATCGGTAGGTGTGTCATCAGGAATGCCCGGTACGTCAACCTATCCCGTAATTTTAGACGGCATGATTGTTACGGGAGCAAACGCAGGAACAGCGCAATTAATGTTCCGATCAGAAACGACAGCCGTTACAACGTGTATGTCAGGATTTACTTTAATCGTTCAAAAATTAGCATAATAACATGGCAACAAGAGAGGAAGTAGTAAAACTCACCATCGAATCAGCGGAGGCTGCAAAATCTGTTAAAGAGGTACGCGAATCGCTGAAGGCTATTCGTGATCAGATGATGGCAGTTGGTGATGACTCAAAAGAGTTTCATCAATTAGCGGCGGCTGCGGCTGAATTGAAAGACCGTGTCAATGACGCTAACGAGGCAATAGCTGCGATGCACCCTGATGGGTTTCAAGCCGTTACCAACTTCGCATCAAAAGCGGCAGGGGCTATTCAAGGTGTAACAGGTGCAATGGCTTTATTCGGTGGTGAATCAGAGGCGGTTGAGCAAACAATGATGAAGCTACAGGCGGCAATGGCTTTGACGCAAGGATTACAAGCGGTTAAAGACTTAGGTAAGGCATGGACGGATGTTAACGCTACAATTCGTACTAATCCTGTTGCGGCTATCGTTACGGCTGTTATAGCGTTAGGTGCAGCGGTTAAGGAGGTAGTGGATTATTTTAACCCATTAAACACAGAAGCGCGAAGATTACAAGCAATAAGCGAAAGGACTACAAAAGAAGTAGAATTACGTGCAGGTTATTTAGACAATGAAATAAAGTTAGCACAAGCACGTGGAGCGACCGAAGGGGAAATATACGAATTACAACAAAAGCAAGTTCAGGAAAAGATTAAAGGAGCAAAGGCTGCATTAGCTGCAGCGGAGGCTACATTAAAGCAGCAACAAGCCGAAAAGGGTGTATTGGATTACATCGGTGAGGCATATATTATGATGCTTAAGTTGACCGGTCAAACTGAAATGGCTAACGTCCAAGAACAAGCACAGGCAGCACGGAGAAAGGAGAATTTACAAGAATATGTTGACGCGGTTAATGAGGCTAAGTTGACATTAGATGGATTGATTACTGAACAGCAAATAGTAGAGGCAAACCACACTAACTTCCTCAAAGATCAATACAAAGAACGGGCAAAGGCACAACAAGAGGCAATACAACAAACGCATGAGGTGTTTATGCCTATCATGCAGCAACAAGTTGCGGTACAACAACAAGCAACAGCCGAATTGCAGGTTGGAACTTTTAATGCGATGGAAGGTGTGGAAGGTCGCGTTAAAACATTCCAAGAGCGTTTATTAGATGTTCAGGCGCGTATTTATCGAGCGGCAGCAAATGCTCAATCGAAGTTTGGTGGTGAATTAGCTAATAGCACACAACAGTTATTTGGAGCGTTAGCAGATGCATCAAAGAAAAACGCAAAGATGCAAAAAGCGTTCGCGATTGTTCAGGCTACCATTAACACCTACCAAGCAGCAACAAAGGCGTTAGCTACATTACCACCTCCTGCTTCATACGTGGCAGCGGCAGCGGCACTTGTTTCAGGTTTTGTTCAAGTTCGTAATATCCTTTCTCAAAATGTAGAAAACCCTTCATCATCAGCAGGTGGTGGTGGTGGCATGGGATTAGCTACGATTAACAGCGCACCTGACGTTAACACGGCACAACAACCATCGACCCTAATCAACGAACAAGGTCAAGCAATGAACCAACAACAACAAGCACCGGTATACGTTGCGGTAACCGAAATACGGGAAGTAAGTAACAACGTGAACGTGGTGGAGAACCTTGCACGATTCTAAACGAAGATATCAACACGTAATTTTATTAGTATGCCTAAAAAGAAAAAGTTACCGATTTACGAAATGACTGTAGATCAGAATTCAGAGTCAGGTGTTGAGATGACCGCACTTGTCGACAATCCTGCAGTCGAGATGGACTTTTTGGTATTTGACGAACAAAAGCCGATGCAGTTCAAATACGATGACAAAGAATGGATTGTAACAGGCGTGGCAATGAGAGCGGACTATCCTATCTATCGTAACGATTCACGCGGTGAGTACTATGTTACATTCAGCAAGGAAACAATAAAGACGATCATCAAAAAGTGGGCAAAGGAAAACCGATTCAACGCGGTTAACAAGATGCACAATGCCGAAGATGTAGCTAACGGTGTTTATCTTATTGAGTCAATCTTTGTAGATAAGAATCGTGGAGTTAACGCACCGGAAGGATTAGACGTAGAGGATGGCTCGTGGATTCATTCTTATTACGTTGAGAATCCTGAAATACGCGCTAAGATCGAAGCAGGTGAGTTCAAAGGTTTCAGCGTCGAAGGTATGTTCGGGATGGAATTCGGATCGCATCCTATTGATGACGTAATGAAAGACCTTAACGATACTATTGACCAATTTCTAAACAATTTATAGCTAACGTAATTTTATAAACATGAACATCAACGCTGAATCATTAAAGACTTTCACGGCAAAACTCAAAGAGGCATTTGCTGCGTTCAAACCTGAAGAGGTTGCAACTGAACAAACATTCGGAATGGCTACTTTGCCTGATGGCTCTATCCTTAAGTGGGATGGTGAACCTGCGGTAGGTACGGCTGTTATGGTTGAAACCGCAGAAGGTGATGTACCTGCCGTTGACGGTGAATACACATTAGAGGATATGACTACTATCGTAATTGTTGGCGGTGTTATCGCTGAAATTAAGAAAGTAGAGTCAGAGGTTGAAGTTGAAACACCTGAAGCGGTTGCACCCGTTGCACCTGTTGCACCTGCTGAAATGCCAATGGCAAAAGAGGTAATCGAGCGTGTTGAAAAAGTGCAAAAGTTTGCAGAAGATGAATTGGCTGCTATTAAAAGCAACATCACCGCAATGAGCGAACAGGTATCTGTAATGGTTGCACAAAACGAAGAGATTAAAAAATTCAAAGAGCAATTCAGCGCGTTTCAGTCAAGCGTTACAAAGGCTATCGACGAACTTGGTGATGCACCACAGAATTCAGAGCCAGTACGCAACGAATTCCGCAATGAAGAGAACCAACAAAGCGTAGAAGAGCGTATTGCAGCTACACGCGCTAAGTTGTTTAACCGATAATCAAAATAATTACTAACTAATAAAAATTACACAAAATGGCATTTGATTTAACAGGGATGACCAATCACGTAACCGACGAAGCGGCAGACCTTCGCTCGATTGCGATTTATTCACCCGTAACAGTTCCACTTGTTACCGTTGTAGAAGGTATCAAGTATTCCGAGCGTTTGACATACTTCGATGTTGATCCTCAATTCCAAGCAGACAGCACTTGTGCTACTGTTAACCCTTCAGGAGATTCTGGTAACTTCGATCAGATCACTTTGACAGTTGATAACTTCAAAGTTGAGTTGGATTGGTGTTTCAAAGATCTTGACGCAAAATCTCTTCGTCGTTACTTACGCGCTGGTGCTAAGTTGGACGAGAATTCTGCGCCACAGTTAGTATCTGCTATTATGGCGCGTACCGCTGAGAAGATCGCTGCAAACCTTGAGTCTGCTTACTGGCAGTCATCTAAAACACAAGGTGCTGCAACAACTAACCTAAAGCAGTTTAACGGTTTCATTCAGACTATTGAAACTATCGGTGGTTATGTTAACTCTAACACAACTAACGAAACTTCAATCACTACTCAGAACGTAATCACTATCTTCGACAACCACTGGTTGTCAGTTCCTGCTGCTATGAAGCGCAAAGAAGATTTGATCACTTGTTGCGGTGATGATACTTTTGATAAGTTGGTTATCAAAGTGAAAGATTCTAACTTCTTCCACTATTCTGCATCTGCTGCAGACATCGCTGCTCGTCGTATCACTTTACCGGGTACAAACATGGTGATCCAAGCCGTACCGGGATTAAACAGCGACAACACTGGATTAAGCGGTATGCCTTCATTGTTTAAGAACCGTATCTTCACTTTCTATAAGTCTAATTTGATCATCGCTACTGACCAAGAGTCTGACAGCACCGATTGGATGACTTGGTACGAGAAGAAGGATGACAAGTTGTATGCACGTGTTCGCATGAAGTTTACAACTGGTGTGTTCTTCCCTCAGCACGTAGTATCTTTCAAGACTGCATAATTTATAACCTGAATGGTAGTAGCCCCGTAAGGCTACTGCCTTTCTTAATAATATAACAAATGGCTTGTAACATTAATCAATCTTTTGTCTTAGACTGCCGCGATAACGTAGGTGGTATTAAGGAAGTAAAGATCAAAACATATTCGAGTGCCTTAATTGGCATTGCGGTTACATCAGGTCAAGCCACATTAAGCGGTCAAGGCTTGACGGGTTGGTATAAGTTGGAATGCGAAGAGGCTACGGCTACAGCATCTGATAACGGTACTACATCACGTGAGAATGGCACTACCATGTATGCTCCGACAGTTAACTACGTGTACAACGGCAAAACGGCTGCATTCTTAAATGAATTGCAGAAATATCACGGTGGTACATTCGAAGTTGCTGTTAAGTATAACAACGGTGCTATCCGCTTATTTGGTTATGAGAACGGGTTGTTCTGCAGCGCATCTGTTGATGAGTCAGGAACAACTTACGGTGATCGTAACGGCTACACAGTTACCTTTACAGGAATGGAAAAGGTAAAAGCACCGCACATCACTAATAACTGGGACGTTTTAGTTTCCGCATAAATTCTGCTCGGGGTTTTGGTTTTCCCCTTGTTTTGGTTTGCCCCGTGAAAGCTCTTCACGGGGTTTTTTTATTATTATTAAACGAAACGTGATTACGTAATTTTATTAATATGATTCAGGTTACCAAAGGCATCAGTCAAACATTGGTATTTACGTTAAAGGAAAAGACTACGTTAACGAGTCCTTACTATTTGTTTTACTGCGTTGGTCAGGGCAAGAACAACGTAGTAACGTGGATTGCACAACCTACGTCAAGTGATGATCGTAAAGATCAATTTACATTTATTGAAGGCACAACGGCATCGTTAAGTGAGCAGATATACAACTACTTTGTGTACGAACAGACAAGCGCGGTTAATACAAATCCAAGCCTTGCGACATCATTAGTAGAGCGCGGACAGATGAAAGTTAACGATGTTAACGAACAGGAATATCAGTTGCCTAATAGCACAACACAATATCACTTCTAATGGAGGAAAATAAAAACATACTTCCCGTAATTAAATGGAATGCTTTTAACAATAGAAAGCGTCCTGAATTCGTGGAAATTAAAAATACGGATATAATTAAGAGCGGTGAGAAAAACGACTTCCCGTATTACTTGACCGATTTATATCGTCGTAGCGCATTACATTCGGCTATCATCAACGCGAAGGTGAATTACATCGCAGGTCGTGGATGGACTTTTGAGCGTAGCGCATACATGAGCGTGGCGCAGCGTTCGTTAGCTGAAAATCTAATTAAGCAGCCATTTGCGGACATGGATTTGACCGAGTCGACGTTACGATGGACGCGCGACTTTGAAATTCACAATATGTTCGCGGTGTTGGTGAAGTGGAGCAAGAATAAGCGCACGGCTACGTTAGAACACATCGACGTTGCTAACTTACGCACGAATGAAGATACTACCGAGTTTTATTACACGAGAAAGTGGTATGTAATGAAAAACGGTAAGCGGATCGAGAATAAAAACTTCGCAGAAGAGAAGGATTATAAGGTTTATCCTGCCTACGATCCTAACGACCGTAATGGTGATCAGATATTTTTCTATTCAGTGTTCCATCCTGATCAGTACGTGTATTCATTGCCTGTCTATTATGGCGGTGTAACTTGGATCGAGAATCACATTGCCTATTCTGATTTTCAATATCAAAATATCACCGCGTCATTCTCACCAATGATGCAGGTTAAGATCTACGGGAATATCCCTGACGAACAAAAGCAGGACGAAATAACGGACGGCATTACAAAGAATTTCACAAGTCCGGAAGGTAAGCGAATGATTGTAGGCTTTTATCAAAGCCGTGATAGTTCAACGGACGTGGAGGCTATTAATGTTCCGGATCAGTCAACGCTTTATAAAGAAGTTGCAGAACAGTCGGAGTTAAATATATGTTCAGCACATGAATTCCCGAAACTGTTATTAGGCATTACCACTGCAGGTGCGTTAGGGCAGCGTAATGAGTTGGTTGTGATGGAAGAGTCTTTCTACAATCGTTACGTGGTTAGCCGTCAGCGTTGCATTGAGTATGTGTTCAACACAATCGCACATGATTTGGGGTTACCTATCAATCTTAAGTTACAGCGCGTTAAATCAGTTGATTGGATGCCGAGCGATACAGCTATCGAGAACGCTTTAGGTGTTGATGGATTGCGTAAGTACGTGTTATCACGCTTGGGCATGGAGGATTCGCAATACATGAAGTATAGCAACGTGAAGCCTAACGCAAATTTGCAGCTGTTCACAAAGTACGGTGTTGATGCAGCGAAATATGAGGTGGTGAAGTTTCGCGATTTGGAAACCGAGAACGCGGACGAAGTAGAGGTAAGCGAATCGGATTTTATGACATTCGCAAAGGCTGAAATAAAGTCATTAGATCGTGTGGTATTGGATTTATTAAACAAGGACGCGTTTATGCCATCAGAGGAAATCGCAAAGGTGGCAAAGGTTTCTATCGGTGATGTGAAAGACACGATTGATCGTTTGCGTGAAGCAGGACGCATCAAATACAGCCCTGAAAAGATCGCAGGTGATAAGGTTGGCGCGTATGAGTTGACCGAGAAAGGTTTGCAGACGCTCGAAGAGAATCCCGCACGAACAGAGCCGTTAAAGGTTATGTACCGTTATGAATTAGGAGCAAACGCACCTAAGTTAGTTGCAGGTGGTAAGTCGCGTCCGTTTTGCGTAGAATTGATGGATATGAAGCGACTTTATAGCCGTGAGGATATAAACGCGATGAGCGTAGAGGAAGGTCGCAATGTGTGGAGTCTACGCGGTGGTTGGTACACGAATCCAAATACAGGTGTAGCGCGTCCGCAATGCAGACACACTTGGCAGCAAGTAATCGTTAAAGAAAGACAGTAAGATGAGTACAATTAATAAACCGTTAATGCTGAAGCCTAATGACGAAGGCTTGTTGGCATACGTAGAATCAACATACGATCAGAATCAATTGTGCGAAATCATTTGGGATACGCAGCGTCAACACATTAGACCGATATTAGGTAGTGCGTTGTACGATGAGATTTTATCGCAGATTCAGAATAACAACTTGACGCAATTGAACACGACATTGCTGAACCTATACATCAACCCGGTGATGAAGTTCTACGTGTTGGCTAATGGGTTGTATGTGTTCAATTATAAGATCCGTCAAAAGGGAATGGTTACCATGAATAGTGATAATTCTAATCCTGCGAGTATTTCGGAGTTGGATCGGATGTATAAGTACTTTGACGATAAGGGACAAACGGATGCAGATATGCTTATGCGTTACCTTGTCGAGAATGACGATAATTACCCACTATACAAAGATGCTGGAGATGGATTTGATACTATTCATCCAACAGGTCAACAATACAATGTAGGCTTTTATATGGGTAGCTATCGCAACGGATATAACCCATGTGGTACAGGAGATGAAAACACAATTGACTTCTAAAAATGCTAAGAAGATATTAAAATTCTTAGCCGACAAACAGGATGACAAGTTACAGTCAAATAACAACGCTGAATCAACTGATCGCAAACGTTCAGGAGATAGCAACGCAGCACCGACAAATAAATGACTTCAAGTACGGTAATACTTGGGAGCATTATTCGTCAGGGACTACAAACACGCCTGAACTATGGTGTAATGTAGAAAGCGCAACGCGTAACATTAACAGCACCATTTACACTATCCGATTCTGGGTAGTTGACAATGTTATACGCGGTGAACTTGACGAGTTAGAGCGTCATAGCGACCTTGTATTGATTGCTGAAGATATTATTGCACAACTTCGCAACCCTGCTTATAAGTGGCTTGTAAGTCGTACGCAGTCGATCAATATCGATTTGCTTGTCGAGTATTCGCCAAAGAATTTTGCAGGTGCATCTTTTAGTATAGACGTAGAAATAAGTAAAGCGGATGAGCGTTGCAACATCCCATTTATTGCGCCTCCTATTAGTGGTGGTGGTGGTAGTGGTGGCGGTGGCGATTGCGATGATGCGAACGTGAGAAACAGCAATGCAAGTTATACGCAAACGGTAGCCAGTGGAGCAACATTAACATTACCGGATACAACGGTTAACGTGTACGTGAATAACGTGTTGGAAGATACGGTTACAATAGTAACATTAGGAAATGAAACAATAAACATAGTATGGCAGTAACGGTAAATATAGATAGTCAGATAGTCGTAAAAACGGCGGCGCAATGGGCAGCGGATAGTACCGTGTACTCATCGCAGCGTATATTGGTTACGTCTGATGTAACTTACACTAATTCTGATCAGCGTAAATTTAAGATCGCTGACGGTGTGCAGACGTGGTCTAACTTGGATTATATGCCTATCGCGCAAACATTAGCGCAGGTATTAGCGAATGACAACGACACGAACAACTTAGACATAGTAAGTCCAAACGGCAAGTCTATTGTTGCGGTTCATAATCAATACATCCGCTTATTGCACGACGATGGCAATGACTCGGAGTTGTATCTTCATTCAGCTGACGCTACATTAAAAACGGCTACGGGTGGGTTTTACGTTAATGAAACAGCGTTAACAGACACGAAGCACATTCAAATCAAAAGCGCGTCAACAACTATACAGCACGACACAACGGTAAGCATAAATACGCCTAATGTTAATTTGCCACAAGAGACGGCTTCACGTATTGCTATTTTTGATGCGAGTAAAAACGTTAAGGCAGCAAATACAACTACCTATCCTGACCTTACCGAATTAAGTTACATTAAGGGTGTCACATCAGCGATACAAACGCAATTAAACGGCAAACAAGCTACGCTTACAAACCCTGTAACGGGAACAGGCACTAACAATGAAATAGCTGCGTTCAATTCCACAGGTAGCACGATCACTTCGTTAACTACCGCTACGTACCCATCACTTACTGAATTGTCGTATGTTAAGGGTGTTACATCTGCAATACAAACGCAGATAAACAATGGTGTTCGTTCAATTTATCAGGACTTTACCGTAAGTTCTGCTTTAACAGGCACAACATCAATTACTTTGATTAATAGTGCTTTAATTCCTGCTAATACGGTTACTGTCGGAAAAAGAATAGAAATATTGGTAAGGGCTTTACGAAGTACGACATCAGGAAATGGGAGTAATTATTTGTATTTCAACACATCCGCAAGTTTATCAGGCGCAACTCAGATCGGAATACAAACGGTCGCTGCTCGTATGTACTCAATGCAACGTCAGTTGTGGGTACGATCATCTACCGAATCGGAGACAATAAACTCATCAACATCAGTATCAGCATCAGATCCAGCAGCATCAACGGCAAACGTAGCATGGACTATATTAAATATAGACTGGACGGCTAACGTATATATAATTCAAGCATTTGCAAATGCTGCAAATGGCGATAGCACTACATCACGAGGTATGGTAATTACAATAATTTAATTATGGAACATATAATCAAAAATGACTTAGAAGTTAATTGGAGAAATAATCAATTAACATTCGTGTCAACTACTAAAATCGACGATAATATCGCACAAGTAGAATTTGAATCATGCGTGGTTTTATTTGTTGCAAATGATACAACTATAAATAATATATTGTGCAAAAGTGCTGACGAAATAGTTACAGCATTTAACAAATAACACCGCATGAAATTCGTGAGAAAATTAATTGAACATTTAACACATTTGCCTGAGTTGGCAATCGTGTACTTTTCACCTGCAGCAGGTCAGATCCTTTGGGTGATACTTGCAATACTAACCGATACAGCAACTGGCGTTTGGGCTGCAAAGAAAGCAGGTGAAAAGATTAACAGTCGTAGGTTAGCGGACATCGCACCGAAGATGCTTGTGTACATATTAGGCTTGTTATTAGCACACGCTTCGGACGTTACTTTTGATTTACCAAACAAGTTCGGCATTTCCGCGCTATCTGTTGTATCTTTGGCATTTGCAGGTATTGAACTTAAATCGATCGATGAAAACTTTGAAAAGGCTACCGGACACGGGGTATTTAAAAAAGTCATCAACGCGATAAAGAGAAAGTAAACCAAAACAAAAAAACATGGGAGAACTAAAACTGCAGGGAAGGATCGTGTTAGAGTATATGCTCAAGAACCCTGATATACCGGCATTAACGGCAGCAAGGGCGATCTATAAAAAGAATCCTGAAGTTTATACATCGGTTGAAGCCGTGCGCTCTCTCATTAGAGCGTTAGTTGGTAGCAACGGAAAAAAAAGTTACCCGGACAAAAGAATAGCACGACCAAAACGCAATCAGTCGTCGCACTTATTACCATTGTCTGAAGCGGGAAGCCGTGAGGATTTTATTATACCAAAGGGTATAATACGCTTAGGTATATTATCAGATATTCATTTGCCTTATCACGATGAACAAGCGTTAACGGCTGCTATTCAGAAACTAAAAGAGGAAAAGGTTAACGGTGTGTTACTCAACGGTGATACGATCGACTTTTATCAGTTGTCGTTTCATGAGAAAGATCCGCGTGTACGTTCGTTTGCTTATGAAATCGAGGTGTTTTATAAGTTCTTAGAGTATTTGAAACAAGAGTTGGACTGTCCTATTTATTTCAAAATTGGAAACCATGAGGATAGATACAATAGGTATATGCGACTTAAAGCACCTGAATTATTGGACATACCAAACTTTAATTTAGCGGAGGTGTTGCAGTTCGGAAAATATGGCGTGATTAAGATTGACAGCCTACAACGCATCAAAGCGGGGAAGTTTACGATCTATCACGGTCATGAGTTTAAAGGTAGCGGAGGCGTTTACCCTGCGCGTTGGTTGGCGTTAAAAAGCAAAATCAGTTCAGCGGTTGGACATTTTCACAAAGACAGCGAGTACCACTTTACAGATAGTGATGGCAAAGATTACGTGTGCCATTCGTTTGGATGCTTGTGTGATTTATCCCCTGATTACTTACCAGAGAATGACTGGACGCATAGTTGCTCAATTATTACAATAGACCATAAAACGGGAAATTATGTCATCAGAAAGCACCGAATCGTCGGAGGCAAAATCTACTAATTACACGCTGCCTGAAGGCTACCCGATGCTCAAGTTTCCTATTGTCAGCTACAATGAGGAACAAGAGTTATATTACAAGCGTAATTTCACAATCAACTACGAAGCGGACTATGTGTTGCACTTTCACGCTGACAAGGTAAACGGAGAAAGTTGTACGCGTGTGATATTAGCTTCGGGATATGAGTATATTTGCGCGATGACTGAAAGTAAGTTTACTCAGTTAATTGAGCCTTATTTCTTTTTCCAATTCATTCAAAATAATTCCAATGGGTAAGTTAACGTACTTGGTGCTGCATTGCACCGCAACGCCTGAAGGTCGTGCTGTAACAGCTGATCAGATAAGATCGTGGCACACATCACCTCCGCCACAGGGCAGGGGATGGAAACAGGTTGGCTATTCGGCGATGATTCACTTAGACGGTAAGGTCGAGATTTTAACACCATTCGACGAAGATGACGATGTAGAAAAGTGGGAGGTAACAAACGGTGTAGCGGGTATTAATTCAATTAGCCGTCATATTGTGTACGTTGGCGGTACTGATAAGAATGGACGGGCAAAGGACACACGTACACAGGCGCAACGGATTGCGATAGATAATTTTGTAAAACAAACTATCGCAGCGCATCCGAGTATTAAAGTAGCAGGACACAATCAGTTCGCACCTAAGGCGTGTCCGTGCTTTGACGTTCCGACATACTTGCGCTCTATCGGTGTTGATGAAACAAACATCCACAGATGAAACGCTTTGACATTTATTTCGTAGGTGTGTTGGTTGTGCTTTGCGTGTGGTTTATTCGCACGTGTGAAAAGCATCCAAGCGTTGACATGAAACCATTGGAGCAGCAAATCGACAGCCTACGTGATGCGATTAATAAGCGCGACACGTTGATTGTGCATCGTGATACTGTAATAAAGCAAACAAGCCGAATTAAAGAGTTGACACGGGAGTATATTACGCACGTTGACACCGTGTTAAAGTTGCAGATATGCGACACGTTAGCGGTTGCCTGTGATAGCCTTGCGGATCGTTACCGTGAGCAGGATAGCGTTTTTAGGGCGCAAATCTTCGATTACAGGCAATTAGTAAGCAAACAGGATAGTTCTATTCAGTTGTTAAAAAAGCAGCGCACACGACGATTTATCGCAGGATTTGGAGTAGGTTTTGCAACTGGTGTTATAGTTCCGCGAATTCGCTGATCTTACGAAGTACATTGGTAGCATCTGCAACTGATCGCACTATAAACAACAGACCACCGTTCCAGTTATCAAAGAATTCTTTTTGATCGTCAGTTAACTTACCCTTTGGCATCTTTACCTCAACAAGTGCTGTAATGCCGCGATAACCTACGATAAGGTCGGGTACACCTTTACCGGATAGCTGATGCACGGACGCGCCGAATGATCTGAATTCCTCTATTATTTCCCGTTCGTTTTGGTCGCGTTTGGCTGCCTGTCTGTTGATGCTCATGCCCAAAATTACGCGGAATTGCGTACTTTCTTAGGTTATTAACTAAAAATAATTGTATTGATTATCAAGCAGTTACGAAAATTTAACAAAAATAATTGCATAAATGTTTGCAGGTAACAAAAGTGTTACTACCTTTGATCCATCAAACTAAAACAATAAGCCATGAATAAATTTATATCTATCCTACAAAAATACGGGCGTGTAAAAGTTACTGTATATTATAATCGCGATTACAGTAAGCCGTATTCTTTTATATCAAAAGATATTAGCGATATTCATCCTATAATGGAATCTACTTCCGATGATGTACACTTTGCAATACCTGATTAAAAACTAAAACTAACACCAACGGGGCGCAGCATCCTACACTGCATTAACTTAAAACCAAACCAAAATTACACGACCATGAACAACAGTAAATTTTTATCAATCAACTGGAAAGACGCTAAGCAATTAATCGATGACGGTAAATTAATCGCAACACATCGCAATTACGGGCAAATCCACAATCAAGGCGAATACACAATAAGTGCAGACGGCAATCGACTTTACAAGCGCAGCCTTTCTTCGCCTAAATCTCAATATTATTTAATCGCAACAGTTTAATCACACTTAAAACCAAAACCAAAATGAAACAAGAAATCAAAGCAGCAGCATTCGGTCTATTATTCATCGTGCTATTTGTTTGGATGTACGAACGAGCAATGACCGACCATGAGGAAAAAACATTGTTACACCGCCAAGAGGTCGAAGGCAAAACAGCGGATAGCAGTTACATCCGGTGTATGGATTGCATCGAGCGTTGGAATCACAAACGCGCTACAATGCCTGAACATCGCAACTTAAAAGACAGCGCAATAATCGGTGCTTGTCGAGGGTTGTGGCTAAGAAAGGAGGTGAAAGGTGAGTAGATTAATCAGCATTTACCTATACGTAAGTATCGACGGGGATAGGCACGAAATTGAAATCATCCGCGATACGGAAGGGTCAGCGCATCAGCACATTGACGAAGGCGATAGATGGACAGCACCATGCGCTATGGACATTGTTGACCTTGACAAGTACGACGAAGCAATTAGCGAGACAGTTGCAGAAATGCGCGAATTGTTAATCAATAAACTAATCGAAACCAATTAAAACCAAATATTATGAAGTACTACAAAACACCACTACAAGACCTATTCTGCGTCAACGAAGTCGGACGCGGCACGTACATCGAAACGGACGGATTAACGCACATCAGCATCCGGTTATTCACTCACGCTGAATTAACCAAAGAAGGCAACAACTTAATGATCACGGCTGCGGACTATACCGACCGCGATGTCGTGGAAATTGACTTGGATACGTTCAAGGCTATTCTCGGACGATTCTCATTAACAGCATACCTGCACATATGACTTGGCGTACCTTAATAATAGCAACGCTGTTATTACTTGCGATCAGCGTAATTATTGACGTAATAATAAATAAATTATGATACACAAAATAATAACCACAAAAAACTATCTACTTGTTGTAGATGAATCAGAGATTAAAGAAGGTGATTGGTGTTTAGCAGATATACCTAATGGATATTTTTATGGGATTGTAAAATATAATGGAGCATTTGCTAAACATTACTATAAAAAAATCATAGCACATCTTCCAATCAACAACTCACCAATACTTGAAGGTGTAGACTTACTACCACCATATTCCCGACATCAAGAAGATGGTCTTGAGGAATTAGCTGAAGAATGGGAAAATAAAGGAGATTTTACAAGTGGATATTCATTCAAGGCAGGATACAACAAAGCCCGTGAGAAGTATAAGTACACAGAGGAGGATATTCTTGATGCTTGGGAATTAGGAGCTTCAGAAGGACTACCATTAACGATGGAAAAAAAGAATAATTTAATTAAGCACCTACAACAACCAAAGATGCCTGTTGGGTTTTTAGAAAAGGGTTCATATAACGGTACTTGGGTAGGAGAATATATTTATTAAACAAATTAAGCTAAATCATGACTTATTCACAACGAGTAACACAAAGACAAAAAGCATTAGGCGTGTCATCCACAGCCATAGCAAGAAACCTAAACATCAGCCGTAAAACGCTTTACGAACGATTCACAAAGCACAACTGGAAAGACGGCGAAAGAATTATTTTGCGAAAGTTGTATGGAATTGAGTAACAATTTTGTATCTTTGTCGAAACCAAAAACCAAATAACATGAAAACCAAAAAAGAAGATGGGGTGGAATACCCTGATGGATTCTTTGAAGAATCAACAACGACCGAACAAACCGAGCAGCCTACGACCGAAGTAGTGCCGGTAGAACAAGAGCAACCTACGGAAGTCGCACAACTACAACCGCGACAGGTTAACCTATCGAACGTGTCCGTGTTCAGCAATGCAGAATCGTTCGAACTTGCACAACGTCAGGCGAAGGTGTTATCCGCATCGCAGTTAGTGCCTAAGACTTATCAGGGTAACATCGCTGACTGCATCATCGCAATTGAAACCGCGTCACGCATTGGAGCATCGCCTTTGATGGTTATGCAGAACTTGTACATCGTACACGGCAAACCTGCATGGAGCAGCAACTTTCTTATCGCAACGCTTAACGCTTCACCTAACTGGGGTGCTATCGGTTACGAGGAAAATACAGACAACGGTGGATCATGCCGAGCCTATTCCGAAGATAAGCGCACGAGTGAATTGAAGTACGGCATCTGGGTAAGTATGGTGATGGCTAAGGCTGAAGGGTGGAGCGAGAAGTCAGGTAGTAAGTGGAAGACAATGCCACAGTTAATGCTCAGATACCGGGCAGCGGCATTCTTTGTACGTCAGTTTGCGCCTGAAATTAGTATGGGTATCCACACCTATGAGGAAGTGATCGACGTGCAATCAAAGCCGTATGTTGAACCTAATAAGTCGAAGTGGCATGAGTAATCTAATCGAAAGTTACACGCCAGAATGGTACGAGCAACGTGTTGGGAGGTTTACAGCCTCCCGACTATCGGAACTGTTAACTAAGCCACGTGGTAAGTATCATCCTATTGTGTTGGAGAAGGTCGGTGAAATCCTTACAGGTCAATCAGCGGACAACACGTTCATGAGCGAGGAAATGCA